ATGGAAAAGACTTACATCACCATGGAGAGGAAGAAGCACCGGACGATCTACCGGATGTGGTTCCTCGGAGGGGTGCCGAGGCTGGAGGGCGGCACGTGGGTGGCCTCCAACAGCGGCGTCACGGAGATAGACCCCGGGATGCTCGACACGGAGACGCTCCGTGCGCTCAGGGACGACGAGCCGACGGCGGTGCGCCTCACCATCAGGGTGGCTGACAAGCAGCAATGAGACAACCTGCGCTTCTAAGGTATTTGGCCGTAACCCGCGGCAGGGCTTGAGGCCCTAGGTGGCGGCCGGGGAGGCTCGAGAGGGTAGCGAGACAGACGGAGGGATCTGATTAAAAGCGTCCGTCCTTCCACCGTGGCGGGTTCGATTCCCGCCCCCGGCCCTGAATGTTAAACTAAAAAGGAAAGGAAAGACTTATGCAGGGACTACTGACACAGAAGCAGCTTTCGGACATCAGCGCCGGCATACACGCCGACACGCTCAGGAGGCTGCAGGAGAGCGAGGGGAGGATCCCCCTGCTCACGCAGAGACAGGCGCAGAAGGGCTACGGAAGGAGCCACGTCGAGGCCTGGGTTAGGGAGGGGCGCCTGACGCCCATACGCAAGGGCAAGGTGGGGCTCTTCTACAGACACAGCGACCTGGAGCGGTGCCTCGGCGACGACCGCCTTCTGCTCGGACAGCCGTGGCTCGGGAAAGGGGGCGCCCTATGAGCCCGAGGGAGACGGCGCAGGCCATCCTGGCGGAGCTCAGGGGGGCTGGCGGACAGGGCGGGCGGCATGATCGGGCGGGGAGACCCCAGGGCCGTGGAGATACTCGGCCGCATCAACCTCATAGCAGAGGGGCTGCACCAGTCCGCCTACACGGGGCTGGACTCCTCGGGGCGCTTCCTCGCCGCATTGCACGAGACCATTAAGAGACATGAGAATGACTACAAAGATGACAAAGCACCAGAGAAAGACGGAGCAGATGCACCGCCGGATCGTGAAGCTCTTCAATGAGCTTGACGAGCAGGACATCCCACGCACGGTGATGTGGGCGGAGATGTCGGCAAGGACAGGGTACACGAGGGAGGGCATCCAGCGTGTGCTGAGAGTTAACGGAATCGATTACACAACTAAAAGGAAGAAAGAAGATGGAAATGACGATCAATGTTAGAATCGGGGTCACGCCCGAACTGGAGAGCCTGGCACGCACGATCTTCACGGGGAAGGCGCAGCCCGCACCCCTGAAGGAGCCGAAGGCCCCAGCCAAGAAGGCTCCCGCCGCTGCGGAGCCGGTACAGGAACAGGAACAGCAGCCCGCCGAGGCCGAGGCAGTCCAGGAACAGCCGCTCACGGAACAGCCGGCTGAGGAGAAACCAGCCGAGGCGAAGCCGCTGCCGTCCAAGTCCACCTACACGGAGGAGGACATACGCCGTGCCATGCACGAGTGCCGCCAGCGCATAGAGGGGCCCGACTACAAGGAGAACACCGAGTCGGAGGGGTACCGCAAGTACCACCGGGCGCTGACATCGCGCTTCAAGCTGATGGCGCAGTCGATGGGCTACGACCGCCCGAGCGCCCTGCCTGCGGAGCTGAGAGAAAACTTCATCAGAGAGTGCGCCGAGATCATCACGGATGACAAGGGCGAACTGGCACAAAAACTACCCTTCTGACCATGGCAACGAAACACGCGCTTCTAAGTCCGTCGGCCAGCCACAGGTGGCTGAACTGCACGGCGGCGCCCCGACTCGAGGAGAGGGTGCCTGACAAGGAGTCCGACTACGCACTGGAGGGCACGCTCGCCCACGCCTACTGCGCCAAGGGGCTCAAGGGTCTCCTGGGGCTTCCCGCCGACGGGGAGGACAGGGAGATAGAGGAGCTGAAGGGGAAGTACTTCACAGACGAGATGCTCGGCCACGTTGAGACCTACGTCCAGATCGTGGGCAACAAGCTGACGGAGGCTTCGCGCCGCGTCAGTGACAGCCGCCTCATCGTGGAGCAGAGGCTCGACTTCACACGCTGGGTGCCCGGCTCGTTCGGAACGGCCGACGCCGTGATCATCACCGACGGCACGCTCGAGGTCATCGACTTCAAGTACGGCAAGGGGGTGGAGGTCTCGGCCGAGTGGAACCCCCAGATGATGATCTACGCCCTCGGGGCGATAGCCGAGTTCGAGGACGAGTACAACATACGCAGGGTGCGCATGACCATCGTGCAGCCACGGCTGGAGAACCTCAGCGAGTTCGAGCTCGACGTGCCGGCGCTCATGTGGTGGGCGGCTGACGTCCTGAAGCCGAAGGCGAGGGAGGCCATGAGCGGCGAGGGCAGGCAGAACTGCGGCGAGTGGTGCCGCTTCTGCAGAGTGAAGAACAGCTGCGCCAAGCTGGCGGGCGAGTGCCTCACGATAGCCGAGGAGTTCGCCGGTCAGGAGACCGTCACCGACGAGGACATGGCACGCAGGATCCTGCCGAAGCTCGCCACCGTCAAGGCGTGGGCATCCTCGATGGAGGAGTACGCGCTCGACAAGGCGCTGAGCGGAACGGTGTACGAGGGCTTCAAGCTCGTCGAGGGCAGAAGCATACGCAAGATAACGGACCCGGGACAGCTGGCGGAGCGCCTCATCGGGAAGGGATTCCCCTCAGAGAAGATATTCCGCCCCGTGGAGCTGGAGACGCTCACCTCGCTCGAGAGGCTGGTGGGCAAGAAGGACTTCGCGGCGATAGCCGAGGGGCTCATAGAGAAACCGCAGGGGAAGCCGACGCTCGTCCCGGAGAGCGACAAGCGCCCGGCATTCAACCGCGCGGAGGACGATTTCAAGAACTTTTAACCATTTAAATATTTTACGATATGAAAGATCCGATACAGATGGGCACGAAGGTGATCTTCGGCCCGTGCAGACTGAGCTACACGCACCTCTTCGAGAAATACACGCCTGAAGGCGGCGGGGAGGGCAAGTACATGACGAACGTGCTCATCCCGAAGAGCGAGAAGAAGACGGTGGCCGCCCTCGAGAAGGCGATAGACGAGGCCAAGAAGGCGGGCATCGTGGGCAAGTGGGGAGGCAAGGAGCCAAAGAAGCTCGAACTGCCGCTCCATGACGGAAACGATAAGGAGGACGAGGCGTACGACGACTGCTACTACGTCAACGCCAAGTGCAGCACCCGCCCCGGCATCGTGGACCGCAACAAGGCGGCCATCACCGACGAGGAGGAGATATACAGCGGCGTGTGGGCGTACGTCTCCGTGACGTTCTTCGCCTACGACGTGAACGGCAACAAGGGTATAGCCTGCGGGCTCAACAACGTGATGAAGTTCAAGGACGACGAGCGTCTGGGCGGAAGAGTGTCAGCTGAGGCCGACTTCGCCGACATTGACGACGACGATGACGACGACATGTAGGAGAGAGCGGGTGGATGACTGACATGAACCGGTGGGGAAAGCCTAGGCGAGTACCCACCTTTTACGAGGAGACGAATGAAGGAGCTAGGCATAGACATAGAGACTTACAGCAGGGTGGATCTGGCGGACTGTGGCGTTTACAGGTACGCGGAGGACCCGGAGTTCCGCCTTCTGCTGTTCGCCTACGCCATCGATGGCGGGGAGGCGGAGGTGGTAAGCGTCGGGACGGGTAAGAACCTGCCCGACGAGGTGCTCCGCTCGCTGACCGACCCCAAGGTGACGAAGACGGCGTTCAACGCCACGTTCGAGCGGGTGTGCCTCACCAGGTGGATGCGCGACCTCGGGCTGATCGGCCGTGACGAATGGCTCAACCCGATGCAGTGGCGCTGCACGATGGCGGCCGCCCTGCGGTGCGGACTGCCCGGCTCGCTCGCCCAGTGCGGCGAGGTGCTCGGCCTGGACGACAGGGGCGAGGGCAAGATGAAGGAGGGCAGGGCGCTGATACGCAAGTTCTCCTGCCCCGACCGCAAGGGCGTAAGGACGGAGCCAGAGTCGGACCCCGAGGCGTGGAGGCTCTTCATGGAGTACTGCAAAAGGGACGTCGAGGTGGAGCAGGCGGTGCTGCGCAAGGTGCGCCGCATCGTGCAGCCCAAATGGGAGGACCACCTCTACGAGGTTGACCAGCGCATCAACGACAGGGGCGTTCAGATCGACCCCGTGTTCGCGGCGAACGCCAAGCGCATGGCCGACGAATACACGGCGCGCCTCATGGACGAGTGCAGGCGCCTCACTGGGCTGGAGAACCCCAACAGCCCCGCACAGCTGAAGAAGTGGCTGGGCGAGCAGGCCGGGGCGAGCGTGGCGAGCCTCCGCAAGGGCGACCTCGACGACATCGGGGCGAGCCTCGGCGGGCACGGCACCGCCGCCCGCGTGCTGGCCATCCGGAAGGAGGCCGGCAAGACCTCCGTGAAGAAGTACGAGGCGATGCTCGGCTGCATGTGCTCCGACGGGCGCATCCACGGGCTGCTGCAGTACTACGGTGCGGCACGCACGGGCAGATGGGCGGGGAGGCTCGTCCAGGTGCAGAACCTGCCGCAGAACCACCTCGAGGACCTGGACGGCGCCAGGGCGATGGTCAGGGCGGGCGACCTCGACGACTTCGAGCTGAACTACGCACCCATGCAGACGCTCTCAGAGCTGATACGCACCGCCTTCGTGGCGGGCGAGGGCAGGGTGTTCCACGTGTGCGACTTCTCGGCCATAGAGGCGAGGGTCGTGGCATGGCTGGCGGGCGAGGAGTGGGTGCTCGAGGTGTTCCGCAACGGCGGCGACATCTACTGCGCCACGGCGTCGCAGATGTTCGGGGTGCCCGTCGAGAAGCACGGCCGCAACGCCGAGCTGAGGGCCAGGGGCAAGATAGCCGTGCTGGCGCTCGGATACGGAGGCGGCGTCTCGGCGCTCGACGCGATGGGAGGCTCCAGGATGGGGCTCACCGAAAGGGAGATGAGGGACGTGATGAACAAGTGGCGCAACGCCAACCCCCGCATCGTCCGCCTGTGGTCGAACATCGAGAAGGCTGCCATCAGGACGGCCGAGACGGGGACAGAGACGGTCATCAACCGCAACCTGGCGTTCAACATGGAGTACGGATGCCTGACGGTGAGGCTGCCGAGCGGGCGCAAGATCGTCTATCCAAGGGCGAGGGTGGAGCCGTTCGTCAAACGGTTCGGCGACACGGAGCGACCGACGGAGGCGCTGCGCTACGAGGGTCTCAACCAGACGACGAAGAAGTGGGAGCGCATCGAGACCTACGGGGGCAAGATGACGGAGAACATAGTGCAGGCCATAGCCCGCGACATACTCGCCACGGTGCTGATGAAGGCAGACGACATCGGAATGAGGGTGGTCTTCCACGTGCACGACGAGATCATCGTCGAGTCGGACGGATGGCCCGAGCTCGAACAGGTGGAGGACCTGTTCTCCCGTCCGCTGGGATGGGCGAAGGGGCTTCCGCTGAAGGGGGCGGGATACACGACCCCCTATTACATGAAAGACTAAATGGACGAAAGCGATGAAGATTGACAACGATATGACACTGAGCCTCGCCACGGCATCCAGCAGGACCGCCAAGGTGTGGAAGAACGCCGAGTGGCTGTGGAGCGAGCTGGCCGAGAGGTGCTCGAAACCGAAGCGCACGGGCGAGACCTACGCGGAGTATGTGAGGATGAGCCGCGCCGAGCAGTCGGCACGGAAGGACGTCGGCGGGTTCGTCGGCGGATACCTGACGGGCGGTGAGCGGCGGAACGGGCACGTGGCACGCCGTTCGTGCGCCACGCTCGACATAGACTTCGGCAGAGGCGACGTGTGGGAGAGGTTCACCGAGCAGTACGGATGCGCCGCCCTGATCTACAGCACGCACAAGCACAGCAAGGCGAGCCCGAGATACAGGCTGGTGGTGCCCTTCTCCCGACCAGTGGAGCCGTGGGAGTACGAGCCCGTGTGCAGAAGAATAGCCTTCAACATCGGCATCGACATGTTCGACCACACCACCTACGAGCTGCCGAGGCTCTTCTACTGGCCGTCGTGCGCCGAGGACGGGGAGTTCTTCTTCCGCCTTCAGGACGGCGCGCCGCTCGACGTGGACGACACGCTCGCATCATACGGCGACCCCAGGGACGCCAGCGCATGGCCGTACGGCCGAGGCGAGGCGATCACGATGAGGAGGGAGATGAAGAGGGCGGGCGACCCCACAGCCAAGAGGGGCATCGTCGGGGCGTTCTGCCGCACGTACACCATCGGGGAGGCGATAGCCAAGTTCCTCGACGACCAGTACGAGCCGACCGCCCAGCCCGACAGATACACGTACAGGCTCGGCAGCGTGGCGGGCGGGCTCGTCTGCTACGAGGACAAGTTCGCATACTCCCACCACGACACCGACCCGGCGAGCCGCCAGCTCTGCAACGCCTTCGACCTGGTGCGGATACACTACTTCCACGACGAGGACGAGGAGGCGAAGACGGACGACGTGACGAAGCTGCCCTCCTACAGGCGGATGTGCGACCTCGCAGGCTCGGACAGCCTCGTGGCCCGCACCATGCAGGAGGAGAGGGCGCAGAGGGCGCAGAACGACTTCGAGGGCGTGGAGGCACCCGATGAGGGCGAGGAGGACGACTGGATGGCGGGGCTGGAGTACGGCAAGAACGGAAACATAAAGGTCAACACCAACAACATACTGCTCATCCTCAAGAACGACCCCAAGCTGGCGGGCAGGTTCTGGCACGACGACTTCTCCGGATTCGACATGGCCGACGACACGCTGCCGTGGCCGAGACAGGCGGGGATGTGGTGCGACAAGGACGACGCCGCCCTGAGGGTCTATATGGACACCACGTACGGCATCACCGGCAAGGAGAAGATCTCCGACGCCCTGGACACGGTGTTCATGTCTCGCAGGCGCCACCCCGTGAGGGAGTACCTCAAGGGCGTGGAGAAGCTGTGGGACGGCACGCCGAGGCTCGACCGCCTCATCATCTCATACATAGGGGCGGAGGACAGCGAGCTCAACCGCCAGATGACGAGGAAGGCGTTCACCGCCGCCGTGGCAAGGGTGATGCGCCCCGGATGCAAGTACGACTACTGCCTCATCATGACGGGCGGCGAGGGGATCGGAAAATCGACCCTGCTCAAGATCATGGGCGGCGACTGGTTCTCCGACTCCGTCACCACCACCGAGGGAAAGGAGGGAATGGAGTCGCTCCGCATGGCGTGGATCATAGAGCTGGCGGAGCTGGCGAGCATCAAGCGGAGCGACGTGGATCAGGTCAAGAGCTTCATATCCAGGAGGGAGGACCGCTACAGGCAGGCGTACGGGAAGCGCATCACGGAGTTCAAGCGCCAGTGCGTGTTCTTCGGCACCACCAACGAGGCGTCGTTCCTCAAGGGGGACACGGGCAACCGCCGCTTCTGGGTGATACCCGTGTCGCGCGACCTGAGGGGCGTCGAGGGCGACGTGTTCGGGGCGCTGCAGGCCGACAGGGACCAGCTGTGGGCGGAGGCCGTGCACTACTACAGGGAGGGGGAGAGGCTCTACCTCGAGCCCGAACTGGAGGAGCAGGCGAGGGAGCGGCAGCAGGAGTTCAACGTGGACGGCGACGACCCGATGCCCGGAATGCTCGACGAGTACCTCTCCCAGAGACTGCCGGTTGACTGGTACTCGTGGGACACGGCACGCCGCAGGGCGTTCTTCCAGCAGCGAGACCCGCTCTCGAACGAGAGCATGGAGCGCACGAAGATGTTCGCGGGGGAGTTCCTCTTCGAGATGTACGGATACACCGACAGGGACAAGGAGTACAAGTACCGCATGAAGCAGGTCAACCGGATCATGAGGGAGAAGCCCGACTGGGAAACGCAGTCCGTAAGGATACCAGGATACGGCGTGCAGAAGGGATATGCTAAAAAGTTACAGGAAAAGTTACAAAAAAGTTACAGCGGAAATCTATGAAAATGAGAAAGTTAAATATCGTTGTAACTTGTAACCTAAAATCCTATAAGGAGATAAAAAAAAATAGTGGTTTATACGCACGTACGCGCATACACGTACGCGCGTAGGGAATACCCAATAAAAAGTTGAACCCAAAAGTTACGCAAAAAGTTACAAAAAAAGTTACACAAGTCTAAAAGGTAATTCTGGCATCCCGCCGCCGTAGAGGGCCGCCGTGCGCCTCAATGGCTAAGGACTTAGCTACTTACATATTCCATGACAAGTGAAGTAATGCATATTTTAATACACTATGCGCACGGAAGTGGCGGACGGACGGCGGTGTCCGATTATACTAATATCTATTTCTTTTTTTAAATAAAATTTGAAAGTTAGTTCCTGTTCCGTCCGGGACTGCCGCGACCGGACACCCTAGCGGTCATACAACTATCCACAATAAATCATATGAATCACACCCTCCAGTGGAAGGGTAGGACTTGGGGTGATGCGGGAGAGATGGCGACGGACGGGCATTTCTTTTAAAATGAAGAGACCATGGCACGAAAGAGAGTGGGTGAGGCCCTGACGGAGGTGCAGGATGCACAGCCGGCGAAACTCAGCAAATACGCCGCGAAGTTGGCGGCAAGGAGGAAGGAGACGCCTGAGGAGAAGGCGCGGCGCCTCGGCATCGTCACGGTGACGGAAACGGAGGAGGTTGTTGAGACGGCCCCGAAGGAGGAACCGAAGACGCAGACCGTAGCGCCGCGCAAAAGGAAGAAGGCTGACGCGGAGCACCCCAACCGCAAGAGACCGGGCGGTCTCTATTCGAAGCTGCTGGAGAGGGCGAGGGGGGAGCACATGAGACGGGTCAGGGAGATAGAGCATCTGATGAGGGCCGAGAAGCTCTCCTGGGGAGACGCCAAGTCGGACCTGTCGAAGTGGTACCAGGGCGCCGAACCGACCGAACGGATGCAGGCCTACACCGGCAAGGTGGAACAAGCAGGGAAAGAGGAGCATGGAAACGGAAAAGACGATTGAGGCACTCCTGAGGAGGGAGGTCGAGAGGCGCGGCGGGCTCTGCCTGAAATACACGAACGCCAACAAGAGCGGATACCCCGACCGCCTCTGCATGCTGCCGGGGGGCGTGTCCTTCTGGGTGGAGCTGAAGAGCCCGGGCGAGAAGCCGAGGGCGCTGCAGCGTGAGCGCATGAGGAGGCTGACGGAGCTTGGGCAGTCGGTCTTCACGGCGGCGAGCTCCGACGAGGTGAGGCTGATACTGCACATCGTGTCCAGCATGACGGAGGAGGGGCTATGAGCATGGAGTTCACGCCGCACGCATACCAGACCAGGGCGATCGAATGGATCAAGGACCACCCGAAGTGCTGCCTCTTCCTCGACATGGGGCTTGGCAAGACGGTGAGCACGCTGACCGCCGTGCGGGACCTCATCGACGAGGCCGAGGTGACGAGGGTGCTGGTCGTGGCGCCGAAGAAGGTGGCGGAGTCCACCTGGGCGCAGGAGGCGGGCAAGTGGAGCCACCTGTCGGGCCTGAGGGTCTCGCTGCTGACGGGCACCGAGGCACGGCGGAAGGAGGCGATGAGCAGGGAGGCCGACATCTACGTGGTCGGGCGCGACAACGTGGTGTGGCTCTTCCAGTCCGCCCCGTGGATCATGAAGCGCCTCCACCCGTTCGACTGCATCGTGGTGGACGAGCTGACAAGCTTCAAGAGCCACACCGCCAAGAGGTTCAGGGCACTGCGCAGATGGACGGCGGTGTGCCCGAGGGTGATAGGGCTGACGGGAACGCCCGTGCCCAACAGCCTGATGGACCTCTGGGCCGAGATGTACACCGTGGACGGGGGCGAGAGGCTCGGCCGCTTCATCGGGAAGTACCGCGAGGCGTACTTCAGCCGCATACCGCTGGGCAACTTCTTCGCCGTCAAGTACGTGCCCCTCCCGAACGCCGAGAGGGCGGTCCTCGACAGGATAGCGGACATCTGCCTCACCATGAGGGCGTCCGACTATCTGGAGCTGCCGGACCTCAACGAGGTGACGGTGAGGATCAGCCTCCCCGACAGGGTGATGGAGAGGTACAGGCGGTTCGAGCGGGACCAGGTGATGGCCTACATCGACGAGCACGGGGAGGAGTCCGTGGCGGTGGCCGACAGCGCCGCGGGGCTGCTGAACAAGCTGGCGCAGTTCGCCAACGGGGCGGTCTATGCCGAGGACGGATCCTACGCCGAGGTGCACGACGAGAAGCTGGAGCATCTGGCCGAGATCGTGGAACAGGCGGGAAGCCCCGTGCTGGTGTTCTACCAGTACAGGCACGACGCCGAGCGCATCCGCAGAACGCTTGAGGGCGTGCGGACGTACGAGGGCGACGACGACCTGAGGGACTGGAACGACGGAAAGATAAGGGTGCTGCTGGCGCACCCCGCATCATGCGCCTACGGGCTGAACATGCAGGGGGGAGGGCACTACATAGTGTGGTTCGGCACGGGGTGGAACCTCGAGCAGTACCAGCAGGCGAACGCCAGACTGCACAGGCAGGGGCAGACGCACCCGGTGACGGCCTACCGCCTCGTATGCGAGGGGACGGCCGACGAGACAGCCCTCGCCGCCATAGACAGGAAGGCGGGGACGCAGGACGGAATGATAGAGACACTGAAACAACTTTTAAAACGATACGAGCATGAATGACAGAGGCAAGAAGAAGGACGACGGAAGCAGGTGCGGATGCACGGCATGCTTCAAGTACCACTGCGTGAGGCACAGACGCAACCACAAGGACAAGGACGCACCCGACCTCAACCCCTACGGCGAGGCAAGGTGCCCCTGGTACCTGCCGAGACACGCCGTGACGGAGAGCCGCCCGTCCGTGTCGATACCGGGCGGTCAGGTGCTGAAGAACGACAGGCAGGCAAGGAAAGGAGGCTGGCATGGTGACGAGGGGTAAGTTCGGCGGTTTCGTGCTGACGGACAGGGGCAGGGACTATCTGGCCGAGCACTTCCACAACACGAAGAACCGCGAGCTGGCTGAGACCCTGGGCATCAGCGAGACGGCTATGCACAGGTTCGCCAGGACTCTCGGGCTGAAGAAGGACCCCGAGTTCGTCAGGCAGACGCAGTCGGAGGCCAAGGAGGCGGCGGCCAGAGCCATAAAGGCCATGAAGTGGCGCGACCCGGAGCGGTACGGGCGCTTCATGGAGAGTGCAAGGCGGAATCTCACCCGCGCCGGCGACGGCGGGACGATGTTCAGGGAACTGCGGAAGAACCCGGAGAAGTGGAGGGTAATGCGAGAGAAGTCGCGCAGGGCACTTGAGGAGCGGAGGGAGAGGGACAGAAGACGGATCCGCATGGGGCTTGAGCCTCTCACCCGACTCGGACTGGGGCATACGGACGGAAGAAAGCCCAGCATCTACAAGGCCCGGTTCTATCTGAAGAAGCGGAGATACGTCCCCAGCAACGACGACATGAAGATCGTGTACTACAACCAAGAGACGCTACGCAGGGAAAAGCTGGAGGCAAAGTACTCCAGAATGTTCGGTCTGAAGTTCCTCCAGCAGGAGGGCGCAGCCGCGCGAAAGGTCGTGGTCGTGCCCGACTGGAGCGACGGGAGCCAGACGCACGGTGACTACTTCACCGGCTACATGTGACAACACTGCCAACTTCATAATTAACCATATTTTCTCATATATGTTATTTTGTATATCGGCACGTCCGCCTGCGACAGGTGGGCGTGTCTTTTTTGCTCCCGCCTGTCACCGATGGGAGGCGTTTCCGATGCCTGCGTAAAATTCGAAAGGTTTGACCATCAATGTTTTATATTGATTGTCAAATGCTTAACTATGCGAATAATATATGATTTTATAATAAAATCTGCTATTCGCACAAGGATTTAGGGCAAAATATTGAAAATTTTGCACATAAAAAGCGAAGAAACGAACATAATTAGGTTTGGATTTGAGGTTTTTTTGTTCTATATTTTGCGAAAAATGAGGAGGCTGACATGAAAAGGATAATGATCATATTGTTTTTGCTGGGCTTTCCGTTTTTATTGTGGGCGGAATTTAAGACTAGCTGCGAGTGCGGATGCCATGATCATGGCAAGGATAAGTGCACTAGTTGTGAAAGATACCATGAAAAAGACGAATGCCCCTGCCATTGTCATGACGGGGGCGCTACTTCGGGCTGTGCTACTTGTGTATCTTTCCACGAGGATTTCAGGCGTTACGGAGCTGAGGAGGCATTCAGAAACCTGTCACAGCTGCTCCGATACCAATCACCCTGGAGCCACCAGAACGTGAGTATTCCACCTTTACGGACTGTACATAGTAACGGCCGGGATTGACGGATTTCTTATTGTCTGACAGTTCCACTATGTACCCAGCATCACAGTAGGGTATGAGCCAGGTCTTGAAACTGCCATCATATCCCGTATAAGACTTTGAATTGTATAGGTTGTCTGCTATGGCCTGAAGGCTTGCGGTGTCCTTGATGCAGTTACCCATATTAATACTTAATTCGTTTCCGCCCTTTCTGCCCTTTGAGGCTTCCGCCTTGTCTCCGTTTGTGTTTTGCCCCGTAACTTCTACGTACAGAGGTCTGTCGTCCTCGTTCTTCCACTTCAGACTTGTCCCCTCCTTGCAGATGTTTCGCTGCATGGAGTATCGTGTCTCCCCGTCGGAATGGGTGTACTGAGGCACGATGTGCAGGACGTTGCCGCGTATGTATATATTAGGGCTTCCGTCTTTTTGTATTCTTTCCATCGCCTCATAGGCTGTTGAATTGTGGAATGTTAGTTTCCCGTACGTGTAGGAGTAGAGGCAGTCTATGGCGAGCGGTTCGCCCAGTCCCTCGCTGCGGATGAGGTCGTTGACCTTGCCGACCACGTACTCCAGCACGTTCTTCAGGGGGGCGTCCTTCATCTCCCCGTTCGGTATGTCCACCCTCTGGAACAGCAGCAGCGCATCCTCGCACTCTATGGTCAGCTCCCCGCCGTCGAGGCTCACGCTCCTGACGTATCCGGAGAACTCCTCCCTGAGCTTCCCGTCGTATCCGAGCTCTATTCTCACGCTCTGCCATTTGGCTATCTGTTTCACGTATGCGAGGTTCCTGCCGTGCGCTACTGCGGGGCACACGATCGTCGCCCTGTCCGTCAGCTTTGTGACGTCCTTTTCTATCTTCACGCTTGTTAGGACTGGGAGAACCGTCTCCCCGATCCTGATCATGTGGTCCATCCTGTACATGTTACTCTCCCTCCAGGTTGTATGAGTCGTCGCTGACGGCCGTGATTGTGAATATCTGATTTTCCTGTCCGTCCGTCGCATCGAACCGGAGCGAGGTGACGGCTATGCGTGTGATGTCGAACGTGTCGTTGAGCAGTCCGCATGTGACGATGAGGTTCTCCCGTGCGTTGCACAGCTCGACGAGTCTCTGCATGTACCATTCGAGGGTGTTGAACTCGTCCTCCATGAGCAGTCCGCTGATCGTCACGGTCCAGTCGTTGTGTCTCCACAGCTCCTTGACGGTCCCCCTTATGTCGCCGTCCGCTATCTCCCTCGTGACGATGCTGTTTCCCCCGCTGACCGCCACGCGTGGGTCGGTCGGCAGGTTGAACACCCTGTCCGGTTCGGAAGAGAGGGCGAGCCCCACGGGCACAATGAAGTGCGTGTTGTCGTATTCCAGCCCCGACTTCGGGTAGGTGACGGGGATGGGCGAATATCCCATGGCGGGTGTTCGGCGGCTGCGCACGTCTCCCCGTGCGGTCCCGATGCCGCCATTGATGATTCTGATTGGATCTTCCATATTCGTAATAGATTAACGTCTAAATATTTCGCTAAATTAATAATAATATCTAAATTTACGCACGAATAACGGAAATATCGGAATCATGGAGAAGGTGAAGACAAGGGCAGGGCAGAGCCTGCTGGACATAGCCGTGCAGGAGTGCGGCTCGCTTTCGGGCGTGTTCGGGGTGGCGGACGCCAACGGCGCATCGCTGACCGACGATCTTGCGCCTGGGACACAGCTGGATGTGCCGGAACGGATTGACGGGCGCACGGCGGGTGTGTTCGCCGGCATGCTTCACAAGCCCGCCACGGCTCTTTCGGAGACAGACGAGCTTCTTGATTCGGACATAGAGATATTCGACGACACGTTTGACGAAACATTCGAATGATATGGCAAGGACGATAGAGGAAATAAAGAAGGAGATGACGGATGCGTTCATGGCGGACGAGACCGTACGTGCGAAGTACGGCTTCGAGCCTGGCGCCCGCTTCTCGGAGGTGTTCTCGAAGGTAAGCGTCGAGAACATCCTGTTTTACCTCCATGCGGCACGCACGTGGACGCTTGAGACGCTGTTCGACAAGCATCTTGCGGAGGTGAGCGACATAGCGGAGCGCAAACGGCCGCACACGCTGAAGTGGTACAGGGACAAGGCGCTGTCCTTCCAGTACGGGTGCTCCCTGTCCCCGGACGTGGCGGAGTACGACAATACGGGAATGACGGAGGATGAGGTGGCTGAAACCCAGATCGTGAAGAAATGCAGTGTCCAAACCACCGACTCCGTCCGGCCCACCATACAGGTGAAGGCTGCCAAGGAGGACGACCCGCTCACGTCTGAGGAGCTGGAAGCCTTTTCGGCCTACATGGCTCAGATAGCCGACGCCGGCCTCACGACTGTGTGCGTCAGCGGGGAGCCCGACATCCTGGTTATGTCCGTGCACGTGATCTACGACCCTCTGGTCATGGATGGCAGCGGCATACGGTACGTCGGGGGCGACAATGTCGTGGCCGACACCGTCGCGGCGTACTTGTCAGACCTGGAATGGAACGGCGACCTCTACCTTCGCAAACTGGAGCAGAGGCTGATGGAGCAGGACGGCATACGAACCGCCCATGTGACGCTTGCCAAGGCGGGGCCTACCCGTAACCAGCTGCAGACTATAAGCGAGCACTACACTCCGTACTACGGGGCGATACAGTGCGACACTGACAATGATTTAACGGTTACCTATGAGCGTTTTTAAGATCAACTTCGACAAACTCAATCTCCTCCTGCTTCCGACGATGCTCAGGAGGGGTCTGATGTACAGGCTTAGCAAGGCACTCACCGCACCCGTCAAGACCATCTACGGGCGATTCCTCGCCCGCCGTGCGGAGGTGCTTTTCGCACTTCGCTACGATTCGGGCAAGTACAGCATCGAGAGGTATCTGAACAAGGCTTTCGGAGACGGGGGGAACGACATCTACATCACGAATGCGGAGCGTCCGCAGCAGGCCTACCTGCCTCAGTTCCTGACCTTCTACCTCCACGACGTCGATGACTACGGGGCGGTGGAGAGGAAGTATCTTACGCAGTATCTGCCCTTCTACATCGACGGGATGTCGAAGAGAGTGGACTTCACCGTGCACATACCGTCGTCGCTCCATGCGAGCGCCGAAAGCATCAGGTCGGCCGTGGCGGGTCTCGCCCTGCCTTCCTACACGTTTGACATAGTAGAGTATTAACGACATAAAAACCGAAGACAATGGACAGAATAGAATTAGAGGATACTGGCTTCCCGTATAGCGCACAGACATTGCGTTTCATGCAGGAGGCGTTTACAAGACCGCTTGCCGATCTTTGCAAGGCGCACGGAAGCAACTTCATAGCATGGGGATGCGACGTGTCTGGCGGATCCATCACAGCAGGAGCCATCGTGGTTGACGGCGAGCTCTTGCCGTTCGAGGCGGGAGTGTACAATGCCAAGTTCAAGATTGAGGAGTCGAGCACCAACGTGGTCTATGAGGACCAGGTGCAGCGCTCCGCCTATTTCACCCGCAAGGCGGTCTGCTCTGCCGGCGGGGCATACACCTTGGCGGACTTCCCTCGACTGAGAGTGCCGAGGAAGTATGTCGAGACGGACTGGACGACGGTTCCGTTCTATGACAGCGTCGGAACATGGGAGGACGCCGGCGAGGCGCTGACCCCTTCCGGCTTGGTGAAGGGCGCAACGGCTAACAACGTTCTGAAGGCGAGAATCACACAAGACGGTATGGTGATGCTCAGTGGCGGAGGCAGGCATAGAAGTGACCTGTACTCCAATCCGGCGCCGTTTGAATACGCAGTTCTTCCGGAGAAGTTTCGGCCATCGGGAATACGTTATGTCCCCGTCACCGGACACGGGTCTTACAACGGAAACGACTACGTGGTGCATGGTTACGCTTGGATCTATCCGAGTGGCTCGGTCAACCTTCCCGATGTCTTCTGTGGCGACGGCAACATCATGATCGCCCCTTTCTTCAACTGTCTGTTTAACCTGGACTAACGGGAGGCGACTTATGGGGGCGTACGAGACACTGCTGGCGAAGGCCAGGCGCATCAAGACGGAGAGCTCCGACAGGGCCAACACGGCTCTGCGCGTCGGTGGCTGGATGGAGGAGGCGCTGACGTGGCTTGAGGGAATGCTCGCGGAGAAGGCAGACGCCGTCTCCCCTGATCTGATCACGGGGGCTAAGACGATTGTGGGGGCCATCAATGAGGTGGCCTCCTATGCTGGTATGAGTGAGGAGAGGTACGACGCCCTTATTGCCAGGCTCACGGATGCGGAATCCGCCATCAACGTGCTTGAGCAGTCGATAGAGGGGTGCTGCCGTCTTAGGGAGTACCCCTCCGCATCTTTGTTCCCGCAGTCGGGCGAAAGCAACGCGCTCTATATTGATGCATCGGCAGGAGCGATGCACAGATGGGACGGAGATCAATACACGGTCATGGGCGGATACACGGCGGGTGACGGAATCTCGATAAACGGGAGCGTCATAAGCAACACGCACACACCCATAACGACGGAAGAGATAGATTCAATTTGCATATAACCAATAAACAGATAAAGATATGGCACTAACACGCAACGACCACTACCTCGACAATGAGGGACTAAGACAGGTCTGGGAGAAGATCGAGTCCCTCGTCCAGTCCGCCGTGGCGACGCTGACGACCATGATAAACGGCAAGAGAGATCTCTTCTCGCTCACGGACTCATGGATTGGTCGGAATGCTGCAGGTGTTACCTACGGAGTTGCATGTAGATTTAAGTTAACTTCTGTATCGGAAGCAAGGTCAATATTCATGCGTATCAATGCAAGAGGTGTTATTCATAATCTAAGGATAGCAGCTTCATCATCTTCACTTTCAATTGTAGATTTACAAATTTCTAATGCCCCATCAGATAACGATGTATATGGTTATCTTGATACGGATACGGGTATTGTTACCATATATCTGTATATGGTAAATTATCGTGAAGGTGCATCAGTAACTGAGTTTAGTCCAGCCAATTACTATTATTATAATTCAAGGCTTACTAATATTGAATTCCCTGATAAAGAGTATGTTTCTACGTTACCAACTGGCTACGTAACAGCAATTCAGGGAGGTTGGGCAAGATACGATGGGAATGGTAATGACATTAGTACGTATTATGCAGCATTAGTTCATAGTCATGGGGATATAACTAATGACGGAGCTATAGCAAGTTCTACCTCCATTGACGGATCAAATGATCATCTGGTATTTTCCGATGCGTCTGATGACAGTAAACTGAAGAAAACCTCAGTAGCAAATGTATCCCAGTCAATGACTGGACTTGCAAATTCTGGTTCAGCCACAAGCTTGGATGATGGTACGGAGTTCATAACATCCTATAGCGGACCTGACGGATTCTCCACAACTAATCGTGTCAATATCTGGTACAAACGTAAGATAACTCTATTATGGAATTACATTAATTCTAAGATAACTGCAGGTACTGGATTGACTAAGACTGACGGTACGATCAATCACTCCAATAGTGTCACCGCACAGACAAGTGACTTAGGTTCATATAATAGTATACCGATTATAAGGTATGATGCGCAAGGTCACATTACTTACGGAAGTGACCAGAATATTTTTTCGAACGAACAATATTCTACAATTAAATGCGGGTACGTTAGGAATAATGACTCTGGAGTTGGATGGTATAAAGTCGGAGAGATAACTTATTGGACAAGTACATATCAGAGAGCAACAGTAGTAATATCTGTAATGGGAACTTATTCCGAAACATATAATGATTACGGTATGTTAAGAATAAGGTTGACTAATAACACTACTGCCGGAGTAGCTTCTACTCCAATTTGTCAATGGTTATTCAAAACAGCCGGAACCTCGACGAGGTTCAAAACTGACTGCATAAGAATGGTAAAGAATGAGACACAAAGCAGCAGTGGTGTAACTTTATCAATATATATGTATTTGGCTGGAAGTTCTCATTCATATAATTTCTTAGTATTGAATGAGTCAATCTATGGATCAGTTGTTAAATCTCAATTGCTAAAATTCAGCAACTCTACAACTAAGGAGATTACGGAGCCTGCACCCACTTACTTCAGCACAATGGCTCCGTTGGAACTTGGAAATCAGAGTAACTGTTTGAACATTACTAATGACAACTGGCAGTCATATATGACAGCAAGTAATGAAAGCTCAAGTTTTTACAGTTGTGATATACTTACGATACCAGAAGGAATAACAAGTATATTCTTCTCTACACAGCAGACAGCGAGCATCTCATGTATAAGGGGAAAAGAAACGTACGGAAGATTCCCACGCAACGGAGTTCGCATTACGATAGCAGGCAATTGGAAACCTCAGGAGAACGGAGGATATGCAGGAGGAAATGCAGAAGGAAGATTCTCACAATATCTTTATACTTATCGTGCAGGTGTATCAGGAAGCTATAAAGATAGCCGGATGGATGATGCTTTTGAAGACTTTCTGTATTTTAACGGAGTTTGGTATTCTAAAGGATATTGATATGGTGGAAGTAGTGATTATAGGACATAATGAGGCAAGGTATGCGGAAGCTATGAAGGCTGGAATACCGCAGGAGTGGAAAGTGACGTATATAGCTGACAGATGCACAAGAGACGAATTAGGATGGATTCGGTGCTTCTTCCCTGATGCTATAGACACGAGCTATATGGCACTCACCGGCAGGCAGACATCCTTCTGCCGCAACCTCGGTCTTTCGAAATGCGATCCATCATCAGACGTGCTGTTTCTTGACGGAGACAGACATCCCGTCAAAGGCAGTCTGACGGACGTGTATAAGAACATTAGAACGGATGCCGTTTGTCTTCCCGTCGAGGAGGACTTCAGGACGGTTGAGAACTTTGAGATGAATTATGGAAGAGTTTTCAATGGTTTCTTCTCATGCGGTCTGTTCATGCGCAGGTCGGCGATAGAGAAGGTGCAAGAGTTCCAGGAAGGTCAGCTGTTCAGGGAGGACATGCAGGATGTTTGGGGAATAGAGGATACTACGCTTGGCGATGTATGCTACAGTCTCGGGCTAACTGCTGAACTTACTGATAAGGTGGTTCTGAGAGGGGCATTTGAACGAAACTATGTTGACGGCCTTGACGTGGTGGAGCGGAGGCTAGCGTTCAGGAACTCGCTCCCTAATGTGAGGTGGGACTGACGGGGAATTATCAACCATTAATTATACAGATATATGCAGATAGCAATGACACTGGCGGAGAGGATCCGCCTCGCGGAGAAACTCCCGCAGTACGGAGCACTGCAGAGAATGAAACAGGTGAAGCGAATCAGACAGGCACTTGTCGGGTTCACGGATGCCCAGAAGACGCAGTACATCATAGTAGCCGTCGGCAACACGTTCGTGACAGGCAACCCGACCACACGAATAATGGTCACGCTCGATGATGACATGCTGTCAACCTTTGTGTCCATCATAACGGAATGGTCGGCCGCAGGCACGATAGAGGAATCAGATGCCGATATTTGCGACACGATCATCAACTCGATAACACCGGAGCCGACCGAGTAAGGCACAGCAGGGCGAAGAAGGAGAGGGTGGAGAGTGACGAACATGAAGAACGGAAGGCTATAGCCCCCCGTTCCTCTCTTCACGATAGCGTGCAAGTTCGGCCCGCACCAGTTCCCTGATGCGCTCCTTCACGCCGGTCGGCACCGAGAAGGTGATGGAAGCCTTCGGCTCGTCATCCATTCTCTTTCGCCCCGATCCGGCACGCTTTCCTCCCCATGCGGGTGATTTCTCTTTTCCTGGCATAATAAAAAAAAATTGCTATATTTGCACCGACAGCCCAAATCGGAGGGGATTGCTCCCCTCTTCTTTGCTACGGTTTGATAACTATCTTTTTGATTTTTATCTTACCGTCTTCGATTACAATTACGATTTCGGTACTCATAATGTAAAAGATTTGGGCTGTTTTTTCCTACTCTTCAGGGTTTCGGTTTCCCTTTGTAATCTCTTTCTCTTTGATTACATAACAAATATAGCACTTTTATTTTGATTTTACAAGTTTTCTTTCAAGTTTTTGGAGAGAAATCGACACCTTTTTTAACTGATTTTCACTATATTGCAATAAAAACATCATGAGCGTAGAAAGCAAGATAAAAGACACCATCAGAGACATCGCCAGGCAGGGCAGGGGAGCCGACACGTGCTTCCACACGGCTGTGGTGAGGTCCGTGGCGGAGAACGGGGAGACCTGCTCGGTGGAGGCTTACGGCGCGACATGGACGGATGTGAGGCTCACGGCAGTGGCCGATGGCGGGTGCGACGTGAAGGTTTTCCCAAAAGTCGGCTCGCCAGTGCTGGTGGCTGACCTGAGCAACGGGTCGATGTCCGACCTCGCCGTGATCATGTACAGTCGCTTCGACCGCATCGAGCTGGGAACGGCGGAGCACACAGCCGCCAATGCCGACGTGCTGCGCAGGGAGCTGGACAAGCTGACACGCAGGGTGGACACCATCATCAGGGCGATAGAGAACGCCGTACCAACGCCGCAGGACGGAGGAGCCGGGCTGAAATCGACGATGGTGGCGGTATTGCAGACGATAACGGGGAAGGAGGACTTCTCCGGAATAGAGGACTCTAAAATTAAGCACGGATGAAAAAGAAGAGATACGGAATACAGATAGACGATACGGGCGACCTCGCAGTGGGAACGTCCATCGAGACCGGCGACACGCTCGCACAGAACGAGTACATACTCATGCTGGCGCAGCCTGGCGAACTGAAGGAGAACCCTCTCGTCGGGGCGGGCATGGCCGACATGGTTGGCAGTGCCGGAACGGCAGACATCAAGAGGAGGGTGCGTGACGCGTTCAAGGCGGACGGGCTCCTGATAAAGGAGTTCGAAATGGGCAGGAACGGCGCCATCGTCCGACTGGAGGCGGACTACAGATGACCCCGGAGGAGTTTGCGAGGAGACTGAAGGCAGGTCGGAAGGAACTGCGGGAGCTGGTACGCCATAAAGGCCCGCGCATCGTCGGCGTGCGTGCGGTCAGCTTCTACAAGGAAGGATACAGGCGTGGCGGCTACATAGACGGAGGATTCCATCCGTGGCCGCTGACGCAGAGACAGAGGAGCGGAGGAAGGAAGGCTTCGGACAGATACGGGGCTCTTCTTTCGGGAAGAAACAGAATGTTCAGTGCCACGAATTACAGAACGGGCAACGCCTCCGTAACCATCTACAATGACACTCCGTATGCGTCCGTACACAACGAGGGAGGGGAGACCCATCCGACCGTCACTCCGCAGATGCGCAAATACTTCTGGGCGATGTATTACGAGAGAGGCGGAGAAGGATCCCAGGAGGCGGAGCGATACAAGTGGCTTGCACTGACCAAAAAGAAGAAGCTGAGGGTGAAGATACCGCAGAGAAAGTTCATCTACCGCTCTAAGGAGGTTGGCGAACTGATCAGGAACACGCTCAAGGCAGAAATGAAAAAGATACTGACTAAATAACGATATAGCATGGAACATTTACTCACTTCAATCATAGGGAGGCTGGAGAGCGTCGGCGGGAGCCTCGGTCTCAGCTACATCGACGAGGAGTACGGGCAGGTGGAGTTTCTCGACTACGAGGACAGGGACACATATCCTGTCACTTTCCCCTGTGTCCTGGTTGACTGCCAGGGCGAGCAATGGGCACAGGCGGGAGACGGTATGCAGAGGGGCGTGGCGACGGTGAATGTCAACGTCTATATAGACTGCTACGACGACACGCACGCCTTCATAGCCCCTCCGGAGACAGTGGAGGAAGAGGAAATTGGCGAAGAGACTGCAACCATTTCCGCCACGGCGGGCAAGGCCGACTGCCGAATGGCTCTAGTAAGGTCCGTGACCGAGTATCTGCAGGGCTGGAGTCCGCTCGAGGAGGGCAGAACCCTCACGAGGGTGAGCACAAGCACATCGACGCTCAACCATCACATCAAGCTCTACCAGATAGCCTTCACAGTTCCCGTGTATGAATCGTTCGCTCCCGCAAGACGTTCGCACACGCCGCAGGGAATGAAACTGAATGTCAAACTGAAAACAAACACGACATGGGCGCAAAAATAACACCGGCGCAGGCGAGACGGAAGGACTACGCAAAGATACTCTACGTCCAGGGATTTCAGAGCGCCACGGAGATCGGCGAGAAACTATGGACAAAAGAGGGGCAGAGCGACGAGGCGAGGGCGAGAGCCATACACGCAGGAGAGGTGGTCGTCCGCAAATGGATCAAGGAGGGGGCGTGGGACGAGCTGCGCACGTCGCTCTCCATCACGAGAGACGCCAACCTGAAGAACCTCTACCAGCAGATCTCGACAATCACCAACAACATAGCGAAGAGGGAGCCCGACGAGCGAGTGGCGACGAAGGAGGAGGCCGAGATGCTCTCCAAGCTGGCGGACATCATCTCCAAGCTGGAGGCAGAGATAGGCATCAGCGAAATCGTCAACACCGGGATGCAGTTCATTGACTGGATAAGGAGCCACGACATAGGAGCCGCCAAGGAGGTCTGCACCTACTGGGACGAGTTCCTGAAATTCAAGATGTGCGGATGATCGGTGCACTGATTGGTGCACTATCGAGGCATTGAAACCAAATGAAGAAGAAGCATGAAGCAGAATGACAGATACGCACTGAAGGAATGGGAGTCCTACAAGAAGACGCTGATGATGGATGTCGGCGTGGACATGCGCATGACGCCGACGGAGCGACGACTGCTGCGTAAGAAGCTGGAAGCCGACCCCGTGGCATGGATGCAGTATTTCTTCCCCAACTATGCCAAATACCCGTTTGCCAAGTTTCACATAGATTTCATCCACCGCATCCTGGACAATCCGGAATGCTTTGAGGTGATCAGCTGGAGCCGTGAGCTGGCCAAGTCCACCGTGACGATGATGCTGGCTCTCTATCTCACATTGACGGGCAGGAAGAAGAACGTGATATGCACCAGTGCAACGGAGAAGGGAGCCATCAAGCTGATAACCCCCTATCGTGAGCAGCTGGAGTTCAATTCGGCCATCCGCCTTCTTTACGGCAAGCAGCCAGTGCTCGGTCAGTGGAAGGACAACGACTTCACAGCCGTATGCGGTGCGTCGTTCATGGCCATAGGAGCCGGCAACTCGCCGAGAGGCACAAGAAACGGAGCAGCACGCCCCGACTTGATCATTGTCGATGACTTCGACACAGACGAGGACTGCCGTAATCCGGAGACGCTGAACAACAAGTGGGAGTGGTGGCAGCGTGCGTTGTATCCGACGCGTTCCATCAGCGAGCCGACTACGATCATCTTCTGCGGCAACATCATAGCCCGGGACTGCTGTGTGAAGAGAGCTGGTGAGATGGCGGATCACTGGGACATAGTTAATATAAGAGACGCTTCAGGGCGGAGCACATGGCCTGACAAGAACACGGAGGAGCACATCGAGAGAGTACGCCGTTCGATAAGCGCTGCCGCTTTTCAGGCGGAGTACTACAACAACCCGGTGAGCGAGGGACGGATATTCAGGCAGCTGCAGTATGCGGAGGTGCCTCCTCTCAATTCATTCAAGTACCTGGTCTGCTACGGTGACCCGTCCTATTCGAACAACAAGCGGAGCGAGTCGTCCATGAAGGCGCTCGTCCTGCTGGGTAAGCTGAACGGCACCGTTTATGTCATCAGGGCGTTTCTAGCGCACTGCACAAATGCCGAATACATAGAAGAATACTTCAAGATGAGGGACTACGTGAGCGGGCTGGCCAACACATACTATTATATGGAGAACAACAAACTGCAGGATCCGTTCTTTTCTCAGGTTTTCATGCCTCTGCTTCGGGAGGCTGTCCGAAAGAGGGGAAACCTTAACATCAGGGGCGATGAATCGAAGAAGACGGACAAGGCAACCAGGATAGAGGCCACGCTTGAACCCATGGACAGGGAGGGAAGGCTTATCTTCAATCAGGCGGAGAAGAACAGCCCCTACATGCAGGAGCTGGTGAATCAGTTTGCCCTCTTCGACATGAGTCTCCCGTATTGTTCTGATGGTCCTGATGCGGTGGAGGGCGGGGTAGCCATCATGGAGAGGAAGGACAGGGAATTGTCGCCTATTCTGACCACCTCGCTGAGTCAGCTGAGGCGTTCAAACAGGGTCGGATGGTAG